CATCGCAGTCCAGAACGAACCGCATTTCCTGTTCGATGCCTACTTCCAGTTACGATGCGCAAGACCCATGCCGTTGTACGGCGTACCGGGTCTGATCGATCATTTTTAACCCTTAACCGGGTTCGCCCTGGACAACGTCTGTTTGTTGTCCAAGGCGGCCCGGTCCCCGTCGGGAGACCAAATCATGCCAATCGGAGCAGGTGGAGTAGCAGCAATAGGCGCGCTCGGAAATATCGCGGGCGGCCTGTTCGGTTCATCAGGCCAACGCGCAGCCAACCGCGCCAATCTGAAGATTGCCAGGGAAAACCGAGCGTTCCAGGAGCGTATGTCCAATACCGCGTACCAAAGAAGCGCAGCGGATTTAGAAGCGGCCGGACTTAATCGCATCCTGGCACTCGGTAACTCGGCATCAACACCATCAGGCGCGATGGCAGTCATGCAAAATCCGAACGCAGCCTTAGGCGAAGGCATCTCGAAAGCTGCACACTCCGCCATGGCTCTGCGCATGCAAAAAAAGCAACTCGACGCGTTAGATGCGAGCATCGAAAACACGCGTCAAGATACCGGTCTCAAATTCGAAAACGCGAACCTCGCGCACGATCAGCGGCAGCTGCTCAAAGAGACCGAAAAAGAAATACGCGCACGCATCGGAGAGATCTCCGAGCGCACGCGCATACACTCCGCCCAGGGAACGATTCAGGAAACCCAGGCGGACCTCTACGACTCACTCGGCCCGGCACTCGTGGCCGCAGAAAAATTCCTCCCATTCCTCGGCACAATAGGCCGAACAATTATTGAGCGAAGGAAGAAAAGATGACGAAAGCGAAAAAGAAAAAAACGGAACCAACTATCGACACGGGCGAGCCGCCTCTGAAAGCCAGAGGCGGCGTCTCGCCGAAACGTGTTCCTGTAATCTCTGGTCCGTTTCCAAAAACACTCACGAAGCAATCGTTCAAAGACGACTGCGACGTGAATCTCATCGTGCAACGGCACGCCACAAATCGCATCCCGCTTCCCCAGGTGAATCCCGAAGATTTCGGGAACGGCCTTGCGCCGGATTTCACCACAGCGATGATGCAAATAGCGGACGCGAATTCGCGGTTCGCAGAACTGCCCGCGAAAGTCCGCGCTCACTTCGATCACAACCCGGCCAAATTCCTCGACGCCGTCTCAGACGCCACCAGACGGCCGGAACTTGAAAAGCTAGGGCTTATCAGCCCCCTACAGCAGATCGAGCCTCCTGAGGGCTCTCAGGGCGTCTCAGGCGATCCCGCGCCTGAACCACCCCCTGCTGAACGACCCCCGGAGGGTACCTCTCCCGGCGAAAAAAACGCCGTTTAGACATTACCCCCCTTGTTCTGTAATGTCTCAGGTGACACCCCAACGCAAAAAAGACCACCCAACGAACACGGAGTACCAAAAATGCCCAAGCGCAAGCGCATGAAACGCAAATCCTCGAAGAAGCTATTCAGCAAGACTGCTTCAAAAACCCACAAGAAAAATATTGCACCCGCGCCTATGCGAGGGGGGTACCGAATCTAACCAAAAATGCCCTGTTACAAACCGCTCAAAGGCTACTGGTCCCGCGACGGCGGGATCACGTTCAAAGGCAACGAAGCGAAACATCAAGGCGCCTTCCTCGACGTTCCCTGTGGACGCTGTCTGGGATGCAAATTGGCGAAGGCTCAGGAATGGGCCATTCGCTGCATTCACGAGGCGCAAATGTACGGCGACGACAACAGCTTCGTAACGCTCACTTACCGACCAGAAGACCTGCCGCATCGCGGCCATCTACATCACCGGCATTTTCAAAAATTCATGAAACGATTGCGCAAGCGATATGCGCACAAAAAAATTCGTTTCTATATGTGCGGCGAGTACGGAGAAAAAACACTTCGGCCGCACTATCACGCGTTGCTATTCGGCGTTCGTTTCGAAGACGCCGAGTTCTTTTGCGAACGCAAAGGCAATCGCGTTTACAAATCAGAAATACTGGATCGACTGTGGGGCCTTGGCCACACCGAAATCGGATCAGTAACAAAAGACAGCGCGGGCTATGTCGCGCGCTATACACTTGCGAAGCAAGAGTTCGATCCTGACGATCCAAAAAAACATCTTCTTCGCGCAGACGAAGAAACCGGCGAAGCCTACTATGTCAACGAAGCCTACAACCGATCATCGAACCGCCCCGGCATCGGGTACTACTGGTACCAACGATACAAAGACGATGTCTTCCCCGAAGACTGCATTACACTCGAGGGCGGGCGAACAGTCCCTACGCCAAGTTATTATCGGGCTCTTCTCGAGCGAGACGATCCGGAACTTGCAGCTGAACTTAGACAACGGCGAGTTGAAAACGCCACCAACAATCCCGACAACACCGACGACCGATTGACCGTGAGGGAAATCTGTCGCACTTCAAAAACCAATCGACTGAAAAGGGAATACCTATGATGCTCAAATGCTTCTCGATCTACGACGAAAAAGCGAAAGCGTTTCTACCTCCGTTCTACCTTCCTCAGGAAGGTATGGCGATTCGCGAATTCGCGAGCGCCGCAAACGATCCCGATACGAATATCGGGAAGTACCCACAGGACTACACGCTGTTCACGCTCGGAACCTTCGATGATGAAAACGGCGCTATTCACGTAACTAAACAATCCATAGGCAATGGGGTAGAGTACGTCCAACCCCAATTGGCCGACTCTATGGAGCAAGTACGTGAAATCAGTAATGGCGCATCAATTCTCGAGGATCCCGAAAGCTAATATTCCGCGAAGCTCTTTCGACCGTAGCCACGGTCTGAAAACTGTCTTCGACGCCGGGTACCTCATTCCGATCTATGTCGACGAAGCTCTGCCCGGCGACACTTTCAATTGCAAGATGACGGCATTCGCCCGTCTGGCAACACCGATCAAACCAATCATGGACAACATGTTCATGGAAACCTTCTTCTTCGCTGTACCCAATCGACTGATTTGGGATAACTGGCAAAAGTTTAACGGCGAACAGGACAACCCCGGCGACTCGATCGACTTTGTCGTGCCGAAAGTCCCGAATAACCCCGCCAACTTCGGAGAAGGCGGACTCGGTGACTATTTCGGACTTCCAACACAGGTTCCGATTCAAGCGTCGGCACTCTGGTTTCGAGCCTATAACCTCATCTACAACGAATGGTTCCGAGACCAAAATCTACAGGACTCGGTTCCGGTCGCGACTGGCGACGCTAACGATCCTGTTGGTAACTACACTCTCCTGCGCCGTGGCAAACGACACGATTACTTCACCTCGTGTCTGCCATGGCCTCAAAAAGGCGACGCAGTCGACTTACCGCTTGGTACAACCGCCCCGGTTATCCCTACGGGTCCGGGCGTACCAATCTTCGACGCCGACGACTTCACTGGCGCCCTGCAGGCCATCTCGGTCGGCCCGAATGTCTCAATTCTTTCAAGCCCCACGAACGACGCCGCTATGGCGTGGAATGATCCCGCCCTGGTGGCCGATCTCAGTGGGGCAACCGCCGCTACCATCAACCAACTGCGTCAAGCGTTCCAGATTCAAAAGCTTCAGGAACGCGACGCTCGCGGCGGCACCCGTTACACGGAAATTATCCGGTCTCACTTTGGGGTCACCTCACCAGACGCACGTCTGCAACGCCCCGAGTTTCTCGGTGGCGGAAGCTCCATGGTCAATATCAATCCCGTGGAGCAAAACACGCAAACGCTTACTGCCGGCAACGACACGCCGCAAGGCAACCTTGCAGCGTATGGCACGGCAAGTTTGCAAAATCACGGATTCACGAAATCCTTCACTGAACATTGTGTTCTCATCGGCCTCGTTAACGTCCGGGCCGATCTCACGTATCAACAGGGCCTTAATCGTATGTGGTCGCGAGAGACTCGCTACGATTTCTATTGGCCCGTTCTCTCTCACATCGGTGAACAGGCAGTCCTGAATAAAGAAATTTTCATGGACGGCTCACCAACCGATGATCAGGTTTTCGGCTATCAGGAACGGTATGCCGAATACCGTTACAAACCATCTCAAGTCACAGGCGCGTTCCGCTCGAACGCAGCCGCACCTCTCGATGTATGGCATCTTGCTCAGGAGTTCGGCGCACTGCCGACGCTCTCCGCCGCCTTCATCGAAGACGATCCTCCTAGGATCGTGACTGGGAAAC